GGTAAAAAATGGAAATATGGATACAATAAAGAACATGATATTATCGTTATATCAAAAACTGGTAAAATTGGTGAAATACTTGAAATACAAAATTTGCGGGTGGCTTTGCCGTTGCTGCCAGTGCGACTGCAGCACAAAATAGGTAGGTGGAAAAAAATAGAGTATCCAAAACAATTAAGTAAACTTAAAAATATATTTGACTGGAGATCGTATCCTGAAGATAAAAAAGAAGAGTGGTATGATTATATAGACGAAGAGTTTAAACGTAGAGATGAAGGCTTTTGGTTTTTAAATAATAAAATACCAACATATATAACAGGTAGTCATTATATGTATTTGCAATGGAGTAAAATAGATGTAGGTGCGCCTGATTTTAGAGAAGCTAATAGGTTGTTCTTTATATTCTGGGAAGCTTGTAAAGCTGATAAAAGATGTTATGGTATGTGTTATCTTAAAAACAGAAGATCTGGTTTTAGTTTTATGTCTTCTGCAGAAACAGTTAATTTAGCCACAATATCAAGTGATAGTAGATATGGTATATTATCTAAAAGTGGTGCTGATGCTAAAAAAATGTTTACAGACAAAGTTGTTCCAATATCGGTTAACTATCCTTTCTTTTTTAAACCAATACAAGATGGTATGGATAGGCCTAAGTCTGAACTTGCTTATCGTGTACCTGCAAGTAAGTTTACGCGTAAAAAAATTACTGCTAACGAAAAGCAGGAAGACTTGGTTGGACTTGATACTACTATTGATTGGAAAAACACAGGTGATAATAGCTATGATGGAGAAAAGCTTAACTTATTAGTTCACGATGAAAGTGGCAAATGGGAAAGACCAGATAACATATTAAATAACTGGAGAGTAACAAAAACGTGTTTACGTTTAGGCGCTAGAGTAGTTGGCAAGTGTATGATGGGTAGTACTAGTAACGCGTTAGATAAAGGTGGTAACAATTTTAAAAAGTTATACTATGATTCAGACGTTACAAAACGAAACCGTAATGGACAAACAAAGTCTGGTTTATATTCTTTTTTTATTCCAATGGAATGGAATTATGAAGGATTTATTGATGAGTACGGACAACCAGTATTTGATAGTCCAGATAATGATGTCTTCGGACCAGATGGCGAACTAATAGATTATGGCATAGTTGATCATTGGAATAACGAAGCTGAAGGTTTAAAAAATGATCAAGACGCTTTAAATGAATTTTACAGACAGTTTCCACGTACTGAAGAACATGCGTTTAGAGATGAAGCTAAAAATAGTATATTTAACTTAGTAAAAATATACGAACAAGTAGACTACAACGACGGTATAGGTAGTCAAGCCAATGTAAGCGTTGGTAACTTTCAATGGGTTAACGGTATAAAAGATACACAAGTGATATTTTATCCAGATCCAAAAGGTAGATTTAATATAAGCTGGGTACCACCAAGTCATTTACAAAACAGAATAATAGTTAAAAACGGAATTAAATATCCTGGTAATGATCACGTAGGAGCTTTTGGTTGTGATAGTTACGATATATCAGGAACAGTAGATGGTAGAGGTTCAAATGGAGCATTGCACGGTTTAACTAAATTTAGCATGGAAGATGCGCCACCTAATCACATGTTTTTAGAATATATAGCTAGACCACAAACAGCTGAAATATTTTTTGAAGATGTATTAATGGCATTAGTATTTTATGGCATGCCACTACTTGCAGAAAATAATAAACCTAGGTTATTATATCATTTAAGACGTAGAGGTTATAGAGGTTATAGCATGAACAGACCAGATAAAATTTGGAACAAGTTATCTGTAACAGAAAAAGAAATAGGTGGTATACCTAACTCAAGCGAAGATATAAAACAAGCTCATGCTGCTGCTATTGAAATGTACATACAACAATACGTTGGTCATTTAGAAGACGGTGTTTATGGTAACATTTATTTTAACAGAACTTTAAATGACTGGGCTAAATTTGATATAACTAAAAGAACAAAGTTTGATGCTTCTATAAGCTCTGGACTTGCTATTATGGCTTGTAATAGAAACTTATATAAACCAAACGCTAAAATAGAAAAACCTAAATTAAACATAAATATTGCTAAGTATCACAACAGAGGCAATACATCAAAAATAATAAAATAAATATGTCATATTCTATTAATAATTATTTTCCAAGTCAAGTAGTAAGTGACGCTGAAAAGCTTAGTTATGATTATGGATTAAAAGTTGCCAAAGCTATAGAGCATGAGTGGTTTAACAAAGACAATGGTATTAATAGATACCATAAGCACTATAACGATTTTCATAGATTAAGGCTTTACGCAGAAGGTAATCAATCGATACAAAAATACAAAGATGAGTTATCTATAAATGGTGACTTAAGCTACTTAAATCTAGACTGGACACCAGTACCTATTATACCTAAGTTCGTAGACATAGTTGTTAATGGTATGGCTGATCGTCTTTATGATGTAAAAGCGTATTCTCAAGACATACACGGTATGACTAAGAGAACTGCATATATGGAGTCTATAATAGACGACATGCAAATGAAAAGTGTTGATGAGTTTATTAGAGCTAATTTTAATTTAGATTTAGCAGCTAATGATCCAGAAAATTTACCTGAAAACGAAGAAGAACTAGCGCTACACATGCAACTTACTTACAAGCAGTCTGTAGAAATAGCAGAAGAGCAAGCCATTAGTACTTTAATGAAAGGTAATAACTATGATTTAATTTCAAAAAGATTTTATAGAGATTTAACAGTTTTAGGTATTGGTGCTGTAAAAACAAGCTTTACAACTTCGGAAGGCGCTACTATAGAGTATGTTGATCCTGCAGATTTAGTTTATTCTTATACTGAATCACCTTATTTTGATGATATATATTATGTTGGTGAAGTAAAAACTATACCTATAAACGAATTAGCTAAACAATTTCCACATTTAGATCAATCAGATTTAGAAGAAATAATACAGTCAAGATCTTTGTATACAAACAACTCTTATAAAAACGCTAGTAGTTATGATGAGTTTGATAATAATAAAGTTCAAGTTTTATATTACAACTATAAAACATATATGAACGAAGTATACAAACTAAAAGAAACTGCTACAGGCGCTGATAAAGCCATAGAAAAAGATGATAACTTTAATCCACCGGAAGATATGGAAGGTGGCTTTTCTAAATTAGAAAGAGCTATAGAAGTTTTATATGAAGGGGCTATGGTTGTTGGAACTAACAAGCTATTAAAGTGGGAAATGGCTAAAAACATGATGAGGCCAAAGAGTGATTACACTAAAGTTAAAATGAATTACAGTGTTGTCGCGCCTCGCATGTACAAAGGAAATATAGATTCTTTAGTAAAACGTATTACTGGATTTGCTGATATGATACAGCTTACACATTTAAAGTTACAACAAGTAATGTCACGTATGATACCTGATGGTGTTTATTTAGACGCAGATGGTTTAGCTGAAATAGATTTAGGTAACGGAACTAATTATAATCCACAAGAAGCTTTAAATATGTTTTTCCAAACAGGTAGTGTTATTGGTAGATCTTTTACACAAGATGGTGATATAAATCCTGGTAAAGTACCTATACAAGAAATAACATCTGGTAGTGGTGGTAATAAAATACAAGCTCTTATTGGTAATTATAATTACTATTTGCAAATGATAAGAGATGTAACCGGATTAAACGAAGCTAGAGATGGTAGTATGCCAGATAAAAACGCCTTGGTAGGCGTGCAAAAAATAGCAGCTGCTAATTCAAATGTAGCTACTAGACATATACTTAACTCTGGTTTATTTTTAACAGCTGAAGTAGCAGAACAATTATCACTTAGAATATCAGACATATTAGAGTATTCACCAACAGCTGATGCTTTTATTCAAGCTATAGGCGCTCATAATGTTGCTACTTTGAAAGAGTTAACAGAGTTACATCTGTATGACTTTGGTATATTTATAGAGTTAGCGCCAGACGAAGAAGAAAAAGCTTTATTAGAAAATAATATACAAGTAGCTTTATCTCAACAAACTATAGACTTAGAAGATATTATAGATATAAGAGAAGTTAGAAATATAAAACTAGCTAATCAACTTTTAAAAATACGAAGAAAAAAGAAAATAGACAGAGATCAAAAACTAAAAGAAAGAAACATACAAGTTCAAGCACAAGCTAACGCTCAAGCTCAACAACAAGCGGCTCAAGCTGAAGTTCAAAAACAACAAGCTATAACGCAGCAAAAAATATCTTTAGCACAAGCGCAAAGTCAAATAGAAATAGCTCAAATGCAAGCTGAGAGTCAAATAAAGCTAGGATTAATGCAACAAGAGTTTCAATTTAATATGGAGCTAAAAGGCGCTGATGTTAACAACCAAAAAAGTAGAGACAGAGAAAAAGAAGATCGTAAAGACGAAAGAACAAGAATACAAGCTACTCAACAAAGTAAAATGATAGAGCAAAGAAAAAGTGATCAACCTGCTAAAAACTTTGAGTCTATGGGTAATGATATACTAGGAGGAGGTTTTGATTTAAGCCAGTTTGAACCTAGATAAACAAATTTTATTAATTATATAATATTTTATTATGGCAAAAAAGAAAAAAGAAGAAGTAGCTGAAGAGGCTACAAAAGACAACGTTGTAAAAGTTGATCTTAGTAAAAAAGAAATAAAAGAAGATGATAATATCATCAAAGTAGATTTAACTAAAAAACCAGAAACAGATGCCGTTCCAGAGCAAAGCACAGATGAGGTTCCTGTACGCGACGAATCCGAAACTAGCGAAAAGGTACTCGAAGAAAACGTCGAAACAACAGATGAAAAACCTACCGGAGAAAGTACCGACAACGTTCAAGATGAACAACCCGTTGTTGAAGAAATTACAGAAGAAGAAGTAAAAGAACAAGTTGAAGAGCTAACTGAGCAAGCAGAAGAAGCTGTGGTAGAAGCTCAACAAACTGGTAAGCCACTTCCAGAAAATATACAAAAGCTCGTAGACTTTATGGAAGAAACTGGTGGTAGTTTAGAAGACTATGTAAAGTTAAATCAAGATTATTCTGAATTAGATAACTTAGCATTATTAAAAGAATATTACAAACAAACTAAACCACATTTAAACTCTGAAGAAATAGAGTTTATGATGGACGATAAGTTTTCTTTTGATGCAGAGTTAGATGAAGATATAGATATAAAAAGAAAGAAATTAGCTTTGAAGGAGCAAGTTGCCGAAGCAAAGCAACACCTGGACGGTGCAAAGTCCAAATATTACGAAGAAATTAAAGCTGGAAGCAAACTCACTAGTGAGCAGCAAAAAGCTATTGATTTTTTCAACAGATACAACAAAGAGTCAAAAGAGCAGGAAGAAGTTGTAGAAAAACAAACTCGTACTTTTTTAAACAAAACTAATCAACTTTTCAACAAAAATTTCAAAGGTTTTGAATATAACGTTGGTGAAAAAAGATTTAGGTTTAATGTTAAAGATGCGGGCACAGTAAAAGAAACGCAGAGCGATATTAATAATTTTATAGGGAAGTTCCTAAATAAAAATAATGAAATAGAAGATACTGCAGGTTACCATAAAGGTTTGTTTACAGCTATGAATCCTGATGCTATTGCAAAACATTTTTACGAGCAAGGTAAAGCTGATGCTTTAAAAGATAGTATAGCTAAATCTAAAAACGTTAGTATGGATCCAAGACAAGAGTTTAACGGTCAAATCGATACTGGTGGTGTAAAAGTAAAAGTGTTAGGTAATAACTCTAATGACTTTAAGTTTAGAATTAAAAACAAAAATTAAAAATTTAAAATTAAAAAATTATGGCAATTTCAAATCCTGGCGGTTTGTTAAACAGTACTCCTGGACCTATCCAGCAAGCTACTGCTTCAAACTACCTAGACTTAGCGTCAACTGCAAATCAAGGTTGGGCGCAACAATATGTACCAGATCTAATGGAGAAAGAAGCTGAAGTATTCGGACCAAGAACTATTTCAGGTTTCTTAGCTCAAATTGGAGCTGAAGAGGCTATGACTGCTGATCAAGTAGTATGGTCTGAACAAGGTAGATTACATTTATCTTATACTGCAACGATGACTGATAACAACGGTAATATTAACGGTTCTCTTAATGGTGGTAAAATAACTATTACTGACCATATAGACACTGCTGCTACTTATACTTCAGGTTCTCATGGTATTAGAGTTAACGATACTGTTATCGTTTCTAATCCAGAAGCTGTTATTAAAGCTTTAGTTACTGAAGTTGATGGTAACGTTGTAGAACTTGCACCTTACGGTGTAGCTGACTGTTCTGCAATTACAGACGCTAAAGCTGACTTAGTTGTATTAGTTTATGGTTCTGAGTTTGCAAAAGGTACTAGTTACTTAGGTGCTGATGCTGCTGCTACAGATCGTAGAGGTTCTAATGAATCTGAGTTTAAATCTTTCTCAAATAAACCAATTATAATGAAAGACTATTACGAAGTTAATGGTTCTGATGCTTCTAGAATTGGTTGGGTTGAAATATCTACTGAGGCTGGTCAATCTGGTTACTTATGGTATTTAAAAGCTGAGGCTGATACAAGAGCTAGATTTACTGATTATGTAGAAATGGCAATGTTAGAAGGTGAACTTGGTGTTCACGGTACTGATGCTGTAGATAATTTCTTAGGATCTGCTGGTGATGCAACAGGTACACAAGGTTTATTTGCTGCTATTGAGTCAAGAGGTAATGTTACTACTGGTGTTACTGGTGTTAACGCTGCTACTGATTTAGCTGAGTTTGATGCAATTTTAGCTGAGTTTGACAAGCAAGGTGCTATTGAAGAATACATGATGTTTGTTAACAGATCAACTAGCTTAGCTATTGACGATATGTTAGCTTCAATGAACTCTTACGGAGCTGGTGGTACTTCTTACGGAGTATTCAACAACTCTGAAGATATGGCATTGAACCTAGGTTTCTCTGGATTTAGAAGAGGTTCTTATGACTTCTACAAGTCTGACTTTAGATACTTAAATGACAAAGCTACTAGAGGTGGTATTAACGATGCTGCTGGTGCTAATGCAATTAGAGGGGTTATGATTCCTGCTGGTACTTCTTCAGTTTATGATCAAACTGTTGGGGCTAGTATGAGACGTCCTTTCTTACACGTAAGATTTAGAGCTTCACAAACTGATGATCGAAGAATGAAGTCTTGGGTTACTGGTTCTGTAGGTGCTGCTACATCTGCTTTAGATGCAATGTCAATACATTTCTTAACTGAGAGATGTTTAATTACTCAAGGTGCTAACAACTTTATGTTAATGAAGTAAGCATTTTTATAAAAAGACCGGGGCTTCGGCCTCGGCCTTTTATTTTATTAATTTTATTATATATTATATTATGGCAAAGAAAACAAAAAACACAGAGGTAGAGGTACCAGTTGTTGAGACACCAGTTGTTGAAACACCAAAACCTAAAAAAGTTGAACCTAAAAAACCAACTTGGGAAATAAAAGATAGGGTATATTATTTAAAATCAAATAGGAAACCTTTATCTTACATGTTAAAAACTAACAGTATTTATTATTTTGATGAAGAAAAAGGTTATGAAAGAGAAATGAAATACTGTCAAAATCAAAAAACTCCTTTTGTTGATGAGATGCAAGGAGACCAAAGATTAGAGCATGTTGTATTTAGAAACGGCGTTTTATTTGTTGAGAAACAAAAAACAGTTTTACAAAAGCTACTTTCTTTATACCATCCTCACAAAGATAACATTTATTACGAACACAAGCCAGAGGTTAACGCAGCTAATGAAATAGAAATACTAGAACTTGAAGCAGATGCTATAGTTATAGCTAGAGATCTAGACATTGACATGGCTGAAGCTATTATGCGTGTAGAAAAAGGTTCTAGCGTGTCTAAGATGAGTTCTAAAGAACTTAAAAGAGATTTACTAGTATTTGCACGAAATAATCCAGCTTTGTTCTTAGAATTAGCCGCTGACGATAATGTACAGCTTAGAAACTTTGGTATTAAAGCAACTGAACTTGGTATTATTAAATTAT